ACTTGGGTCATACCAATCAAACGTGTATGGAGATGTTCCACCTGAAGCATTGATTTGTACCGAACCAAACCCATTTATACAAGTTCCTGTAACCAATAATTCATATCCAAAAGTATTACCATTACCAAAAGGTGTTGGAGTTGGCGTTGGAGTTGGTGGAAGACATGGGTATGATGTTATACAATCAGCACAATCTGTGTATCCCAAACTATAAGTTGCTGAAACACTACCACCAGTGACATTATAAATGGTTGAACCTGTTATTGATGAAACAACACTAGCGCAACCTTCAAACAAGACAGTCGGACCATCTTGAACTACCCAATAAAATACATCACCCTCTTGATAGGTACTTCCTAATTCAATATCACCTCTTCTAAAACTAAATGTTGTGTTGGTACAACAAGATGAAAAACTATAATAACAAGTGTTTGGATTTGCCGACCTACAAGGAGGACATCCACCACCAACACTATAATAATCCGCAGTTAAAAATGTTTGTAATGGTGTTTGAATAGAATCAACACCAGTATAAGCATAACAGGCACCGTCCCCACTATATACTACAGAACTTAATGAAGTTGTAAATGCTGTTGTTTCAACAGTAAATGTCTTATATATAGCACCAGCACCAGAACCTGTACAACAATTTACGAATACTTTATTTTTTATTGCCATTTATTCTAAATATTTGTTAATTAACAAGTAATGTCTATATTAACACCAACGTTTATTTGTAATGTTGATACCGGAGTCTCAGTTTGACAGGTTAAATTATAAACAGTTACATTATTTCCATTTACAAAGAAATAATATCCATAATTAACTAATTGCGATAAGTTATACAATAATGCCGCCTTCCATTGATTATTTGTAGGAACACCATTTGTCCCATATCCATCAAAAAATTTACTTTCAATAAGTTGAACCCCATCAATTCTTACATCTACATACCATTGAGTGTATAAAGTATTTGTTTGACAATCTGATAATTGTATTCCTTGTCCATCTAAATATGAATAAAGAACACTATATAAAATTTCTGAGAATGAACTAACCGTGTTATTACCTAAAGTTCCAATCCAAGGATATATTGAACATGTTGCACTTTCATTTGTACAATCATAGGCAAATAACTGACCTTTAGCCAAACAAGGGTCATTTTGAACAGGAATTAGTTGACAACCAGATTGTCTTCTGTAAACATATTTTTGTCTTTGTAATGCCGAATTTTCTAATTTGGTACCCGTATTCCAAATTGTTGATGCGGGTATCATTTGTTGTGTTAATCTAATCCAATATGGTCCTAAACCATCAACATATTCAATAAGTTTTTGATAAGTAAAATTATCGTTTGGAACACCAACATTTTGTTCAGATAATAGGTAGTTATAAAAAATGGTTAACAAAGTTGGATATCCACTTGTTTTACCATCTGTAGAATACCAACGGTCTCTTACATTTATAGTTTGTTGTACAAATGTTTGAGCAAACTCAAAGAAAGTCTTTTTATTTGGTTTAGGATTTATATAAGTCCAATCATAACTTCCATAACTTGGATATGGTGATGTTGTACCACTATTCGGTATAGGATAGTTATAATTTTTAGACATTTCCCAAACATTATATAATATTCCTTGGGAAGGGTTTAAATATAAATCAACATTTTTAGCATTTAAAACTAATTTGTCTGATGGTGTGTAATAATAAGCATTATAACCCGATTGAGTACTAATTCTATACTCAGGTGGTTGCCAACTCTTTTTATTATCAGGAGTTAATTTCAAATTAAATCCCAAACTCATGTATGGAAAATATCTGAATCTATTAAAATAGAGTTGTCCGTATGTAAATGGTTGTAATGTTGTTTGAACATTTGGACTATTACCTGTGAATACGGATGCGGTGGCATTAACATCCGCCGGGCTTCTATGTTGTGGTGTTGATTCAAACCATCCCGCACCTTTTTCAAAAAAGTAATCTTCAGTTTCAACTGGTGCCTGTGGATATCCAAATTCGTCAACAGGATAATCTTCACGTGTTTGAGAAACAAGATATGTTGTTGATGTCTGTGTAAATCCTGTATATTGAACACCATATATGGTGTATGTGTCACCTGAATTTAAAACTGTTACAACATCAGTATATGTTCCACCTGTAATTTGAGCATACTGTTCATAGAATTGAGTCATATCAATTCTTTGGTCGGCTAAATAAACGTGTTCGTTAAATTCTACCAATGAATCAGGTGCTCCAACCAACCTCAAAGTAAATTCAATTGAACGTCTTGTTCCTTTTGATTTAAATAGATATGCAGAATTTAATATTAGATTTCTATAAAATTGATAGTTTAATTCTGATGGTGTAAATTCTCTTGAAAAACCTGCGTATTGTGTAACACCTGTAGATGAATAAACCGAGTTTAAAAAATCTTCATTTGTTATTGGCGATATGTTTGTTGACCAACCTAAAGTTTGAGCCAAATTTTTCAACAACATTGAAGGAATGTCATTTCCTGGTGTATAGTTTACCGAATTCATATACGCCAAAGCGTCTATAAAAATTTTAATTTGGTCAAAACTTCTACCATATATCTGTAATACTTTTGAAACCTTGTGGTCGGGAGTATCAAACTCTAAGAAAGATTCAGTAACCATGAATCTCGCGATTAAGTTTGTCTTATAGGCATCAAAATCACTTCCAATTATATTAAGTTCTTCTAAATAATTTGTGAATAATGGAGTTCTAATATCTAAATTCCATAAACCATCTTTTGGCCACGTAACCGTTGAGTTTTGTAAAACAACAGGTCCACCATCAGTTTGAACAGGGACATTAAATACTGCTGTATAAGGCGGTTGGGCTAATCTATTCAATAAAAACTTCTCTACCTCGTCAAAATCTTCAGAAAAAATCTTTTCAACATAATAATCATTTGGTCTAACTACAATAGGTAATATTGTAGTTGTACCAGTAAATGGTTTTCCCGTAACAATAAGTTTTATTGTTCCACTTGTTAAACTATTTGATGGTGTAAAATCTATAATTGAAAATGGTATTTCACCAATTACTAATGAATAATCCCTATATCTGTTAGTTAAATCACGAATTGGTGAAAATTCTTGTTCTCTATTTTGAAGATTGATTTTAGAATTAACCGAGTAATCAATACTAAATGGATTTTTAATTCTTGCAACATCAATTGTTAAAATTGTTTCATCAGAAATTGAATTGTATGAAATGTCGTATGCTGTATTTCCAGTCGTGAAATTGTAATAGTAATAATCAACATCAATACCTGCAGGAAAAAAATTGATAATTCTTTGTACCGAAACTTCAAATCTTTTTTGTAATGAACCAAATATTGTAAAATTAGTAACCTGTGATAAATCAAAATTTGGATAAACTCTATATTCACTCGCCTGTATTAATCTTGATTGATTTACCGAATCAAGATTCAAATCTTGTAAAGATATTGGACCCTGAAAACTTCCAATATTAAAATCACGATTGACCTTTTCTGATATACCAACATTGAACTCAAAATTACCTTGAGTTAATCCACCACCCTGCACAGTTTGCAGACCCACAATATTATCAAATGGAGTTGCCGCGCCTGATGGACCTGTTGGAATGTATCTTCTAGCCATTATTGTCCTGTTATGTTAGTGTAGCTCTTACTGAAGTCAATGTTTTGGTTTCTATTCTCTTTAACTTCATACAATAAGTTATTAAAGTCATCTTTAATTTCATAAAGATTAAATTGAGAGTAGATGTTATTTTGTGTATCGTAGATTGTGTAGATACCATCTTCCATAGATTTAGTTTGATTACCATAAAGTGCAATACCTAACGTATCTATATCATATTGTGAAACTTGAACTTCCAAAGTCAAAGGATTAAAAAATGTATTTGACATTATAATACTCTGAGCTGGTTGTCCAATAAATGGCGTAGCATTTGGTTTGTTTGTTGGTGAAGAACTTGGTGATAAAGTACAAAAAACTAAATTTGTTTGACCTTCAGTATATCTATATCTAACATTCTTTTGTTGTGTGTTTGTTAAATTCTGAACAACAGGTTCACAATAAAAATTAGATGTTACAATTCTAAAGAAATTTGGAATTTTACTTCCATCGGCATTCAGATATTCAACTCTAAAACCAACCAATCCTTGAGAAACAAATTTGTTTACATATTGATTTGGTACGTTTGATAAGTCAATAACAATACCTTTTACGTTTGGTAATGCCGATAACACACCACAATCGGTAATTGTTGTTCTAATTTCTGCGGGTCTAATATATAAAGTATAAATTCCCAACTGTGTAAAAGTTTCAGCTGGTAATCTTAAATTATATAAACCTCCAAGTATTTCATTTGTCTTCCCACCCGTAGCTGCATTGTTAAAATACGGTCTTAATATTGAGGTCGCATCAAGTTGTGTTAGAACAAAGTTATTTGTCACATCTCTTGATGGTGTGTAGTTCATGATGATTTGCACGTCTTCGGGCGAAACATCAGCGGGTCTTATAGTTCCATAGGTTCCTGTAGCCATTTTATGTTACATTAAAAAAATTATATCCATAATTTATAAGTTCTCCGAGATTATTAACTTCGCCAATTCTTTGTATTCTTTCATATGCTGAGTTATTCCCTCGTTCTATAAATACATTTGATTGCACTTCTGCTTGCGAAATTATTCCCAAAAGTAGTTCATCTTTTATTAAAGGTTCTGCAACCATCCAATCTGCAATAAAACCTGATGATTCAACAAAGTAAATTGTATCACCATTTGCGTAATCATAATAATTAACATTTTGGATTGTGTAGGCGGTATAAATTAAATTTATTTCTGTTATTATACCGTAATCTAGTTTATTTTTTTGTACTGGTACTAATAATTTATATGGTGTTACACCATACAATTGTAGTTCAGTTATTTTTGATTTTGTATATCCACTAACCACAAATGGTGTTGTCACATAGTTAGATGAAGTTTCTGCCGAAACAGTATTATTTGAATCACCTGTAAAAATAAAATTGTAAGAAATTGGTGTACCACTCCAAGAACCGACATTTGGTGTGAAATATGCCGTCCCATTTGGATTAAAATCAGGAACATTAACATATGGAGTTTGAATATTTTTTTGTACCTTTGTGTTTCCCCAAGGATTATTTTGTGATAACGTAATTGTATATCCACTTGGATTTGTATTATAGATATGAGCAATTGAATTGGGTGTGTATGCGGTAACAATTTGTTGTGGTGTTCCATCACCCCAATCTATAAAATAATTTGAAAGTTGTAGATATGCATTAAATTCAATATCGGCGGTATTGTAAACATACCATTCAAAAGGATTTGATGTTGTAGATGAAAATAAAAAATTATTTACAACATTTTGTTGTGATATTGCACCATCAAAGACTGAATAGTAACCCAAGTCCACAGTATTTTGTACAAGTAAGACAGGAACGGTCAATCCCGTAAACAATGACGTATTATTTGTACCACCCGTCAACATTTGTGTCATTGCCGAATAAACACCATATGTTTCACCAGAAATTGTTACATCAGAAACTATTGTTTCCAATACTTCAGGTGATACCCTAATTCTCATTACTTGTGTTTCCATTATGAAGGATTTACGTATTCATACCATTTTATCGGACTACTTACCGTACCAACTCTGTTTCCGTTTGGGTGATTAAACACCTCAAATGTTTGTGTTGGATAATCTAATTTTACTTTATAATAAAAATAATCATCAGGTGGAAAATCATGTGGGTTAGATGCTTTTTGTTTTTGATTCATCATTTTTATAAACTGACCATTATTTGCATTAAAAAATTTGGCGGTCATATAAAAAGTATCTATGTTTAAAAAGTTTCTTTTTTTCAACCAATAAATAAAAAACCCTTCTTTATCACCAATATAATCTAAAGTGTATTTTGGTTTTCTAATTTGAACCGTAGTTGAATTGGCTAATACCGCTGGTGTCAAATATCCTTGAGATACTGGCAAAATTGTTGTTACATAAATTTTTTGTGTTCTTGTAGTAGGACTATCATAAAAATCTAATTTCCAAAATGACTTTGAAAACTTTCTTTGATAATAATACATTTGATTTGTTGTAAACTTTGGTGAATATGAGTTAACCCAAGTTGGACTTGTTGCGATAGAATTATTTAAATAAAATTCATAATTTAATGATGTCTTTGTTAAATCATAAATTGCGTGGTCAAATCTTGTAACCTCAAAATCATCATCTTTATTTAATATTTTATCAACAATTGTTGTTTCATATTGTTCAATTGCTTCTTGAGCACCACCAAAATCCCACACTTGTTCCAAAGGAATAACAATATCCTTTTCTTGATTGTTAAACAATACTCTTATTTTATTCGCATCCATCTATTATCGGGTCTACTGTTATATCAGGGTATAATTGAGTTATGTCAAATGACGCACCTTCTGGATACAATCTAAATTGTAAGTTATCAAAAGGATAATGTGTTTCGTTTAAGAATGGATAATCAACACCTCTTCCCAAACTATCTATATAACCATAAGTATATAGGTCCCTCCAAATCCATTGTTGTAAGTTGTTTGAAAAATATGACCATACAGGAACACCATCTACTAAAGTATTGCTTGCGGTCTCAAGATAACTTGAAAATACTTTCAAAGTAATTGGGTTGTGAACCTGATAATAATATCCGTTTTGGATTGTTGCTGCAGTTGTTGGAACATTAAATCCTTTTTGATAATACGTTAATTTTTGCATGTATGGTGACACTACCCTTTCGGTTTGTGTAATATCATTCCACTCACACCAATCACCATACATAACATCATTAAGTTTTCTTGGTAAATTAACAGTGAATGTATAAATTTCGTTACCTTGTGTTCTTGTATATGTTGATATATTGTTTGTCTCTAATGAATCGGTATTTGTTGTTGACCACCAAGGATTTGTAACACGTGGTAACATGTTAAACTTCCAACCTCGTCTTAATTGATTAAACCACCCCATATAACCAACAAATTGAAATGTTGCAAAGATTTGAGTTACAGGCTTTTTATTATTGTCTTGTTGATTAATAATATCAATATCGTGAGCCAATGAAACATTATAGGTTTTTGAACTTTGATATGAGGTAACTCTAGCGATTTTATTTGGTGTTAATGATGAGAATTGATAAACACCTTCATCATTAAATGAATTTAATTCAAAACCATTTAAAGTAATAACCGAATCTGTTGGATTGGTAATGATTTTATGCATTCTAACATAATACTTTGATTTTGTTTCACCACTATTATTAATGTCAACAATTCTTTTGAATACACCATCAACACCGGTGTTAAATGTTGTTCCTGTATATCCAACATTGGCTAAGTTAAATATGTATACATCGGAACCCAATGTATTATCACCCAAACTATAAACTTGGAATGTTGATATATTATTATATGTGAGAGATAGTTCAACGTATTCACCATCGGTCAATCCGTGTTCTACAGGACAATTAAATTGTAACACTGGTAATCCTCTATCACTACCTTGTGTTATTGAAAATGGTATTCCATCTCCCGATTTCCAAGGATTTAGTGACGTACCATTTTCAAAGAAATATTGCATTGGAACATCATAGTTGTTTTCGTATGGGTACGACATGACAACACTCCAATTATAACTTGACGCACTTTTTACAACAAACGGAATTTGTTGATTATCAATATCTGTTCTAATAAATTCAAATTCTTGATATGTTGGTAATCCACTCCACACACCATTAATAACTGACAGACCAGGGTTTACATATAATAAATTGTTTTTGTATATGTTGTAATTTGTATAACCAATTAAATTATTTTCATACAAATACGATATTTTAATTGTCGGTCTAAATGTTGTTGATTTTTGTCTTTCATCATCAAAAACAGTCATTAAATTAAGAGATACCGTTCTATCATATTCAACCACTTCAGATTGAGTTTGCAATAATTCGGCTTGAATTCCAATATCGGAATTTGGTGCCGCCTTATATTGTAAGTCTGGCTTAACGATTAAAAAACTACTTTCGCTCATTATTCAACTGTAACATATGTTTGTACAAATTTATCCATCGCTGATTTTCCTTTTTTCAAACCAAAGTAAAAATACCATGGAGCACTTACAATAGTTTTGTTATTATTTGGAACACTTGCGTTTTTGGGAACGTAATCTCCCGTAATATTTCTTTGGAAGACATATCCTTTTCTATTTTGAATAAGACCAGAACTATCTAAGAACATAGGCGTTTTCAGTCTATCAAGACTTTGATAATTTTGTTTGAAGAATGGTCTTCCATCTTCACCTGTCTCCCAATTGTTTTTCTGAGTACCAAAGATGGTCAATCCACCATTATTCCATGTTTGGTTTGTCCAACCATAATATGGAACTTGTTGAGATTTTGTACCTAAATAATCTGAAATTAAAGTGGAACCTGTTAAATTTCTATCAAGTCTTCTTGGTGAAATAACGTCTCTATCCTCACTTGAACCACTATAAAATATACCGAATACCGGTGAAAATAAAGAACCCGATTGGTCACCAGCTCCAACATATACTGGATTTTTTGCTGGATTTGTTGCGTCGTCAACATAATTTTCAGCATCATACGGAGAAACACCATATTGTGAATTTATTTGTAACATCTGAACATAATCACCATCTATTTTTTCATCTCCGTTTCTACCAAAAAAACCATTTCCAATAAGATTAATTGGTGAAAAAGCTGGAGGGAGTAATTGCAATAAGAATGATTCATTGGTTAATCTAGATATAACCAATAATTGATTTAATCCACTAACATCATTCCATGATGTTGATGCAAATTTGTTCATTTGGTATCCATAATAATTAGGTGATAAATTAACATATTTAGTCCAATCGTATTTTGGACCCATATCTAAAACCGTAGTTGGGTATAATAGATTCTTATCATGCTTACTTTTTTGTTCACCATCTTTACCAATAAATTGTTTTGTAGAATTGTTCCAAGGACTAGAACGATAATAAGCATTTTTTGAGTTTGGGTCATAAACAATAACATCAGAACAATACCCATATTTTACTTTGTTTCTAACAACTCTTCTACCAAATAAAGCATTATCAGTTCCCCATGTTGTTACAAATGGGAACGCAAATAATGTACCATTAACCCATGAATTTACAAATGTTTGTGCAATAAGTCCCTGACAAATACCATACGTAGACAAATATCTTGCTTGCCATTGTAAGTACAAATCAAAATCATTATTCCTACCAAAAAGAGAAACAATTGGTTTGTTTACCAACACATAACAACCCCTTACAACGGTTTTATTTCCACCTGAATTTGTATTACACTTATCATCTGAAGGTCTTACGGAAAAATTACCACCATATGAATTATAACAATATAAATTCACCATGTTATCACAGGTGAACGTATTGGCAACAGAATTAAATGTGGAACCCGTTTCATTGTCAGGTATTCCTGAGGGGTCTGTATAACTAAATGATGGTGGTGTAACTGTGGTTGTTGATTGACCATATTCATCATATAATGTGTAAGGTAATGAGTTTGAAGCTTGCCAAGCAAAATGGTTATTTAACACTGTATCAGGAATTGTTCCAACAGGAAGTCTATCCGCCCTCATAACTAATTTTTGGTCATAAACAACCATTGATACTGGTGATTTTGCCCACGATGGTGCAAAATAATATCTTGGTCTTACATTATTGTTATCATCACCATTAACTTTCTTAATTGAGTTTGACCACTTGGTTGGTTCACTATAAATAAAAGAACCACCATCAATATATTCGTTTGGTCGGTATCCTACACCACTTGGTGTATTTTTAATAATTAACAATTCATTGGAACTACCCAATGAAACCATATTCGCTGTCAACAAAGTATCCCCATCGTTATTATCAATTTGGTAATCATTAACTTCAGAGTAATCCAAAGATGAGTAATAAGATTGTAGAGTTGTTGTATATGCCGAATATTTTGTTCCCGCAGTATATGTAAACGATGGGAAATACAAATAACCATTATTATTGGTTTGTAAGTTATTGGCTAATTGAGCATGGTTTACAGTTTGTAGTTGTGGTTGTACTGGAATATTTAAATAAAAATTACCTTCAATTATTTTATTCCCAAAGTTGTTGTAACCAAAAATTCTTGATAAATCGTACTTAATTGACTTTCTACCACTCTGAGGGTCAACACCTCTAACCATGAAAATGATACTTATTTCACCACCATTCCATTGTGAAAGATAATTGTCATATAATTCCACCCCATCTTTACCGTCTTCTCTAAATAACTTTAACGATTGATTTAATTGACTATACAAACTATCACCAAAAACCAAATTTGGGTTTGGTGGTGGAACACACGCTGTCTGATACACAATTGTAAAAGGTGCTGTTGCTGTTATACTGTTTTCACAAGCACAAATAACAATTTGAGTTTGTGATGTTGTCATAACCGTAGAACCTGTAGTACCATCGTAACTAATGTAGTCAAATGTAATTGGTACAATAGCTCCAGACGTTCTCTTTACAGTATATTGTATATAATTACATACTGAAGTGGCTGGTTGAACTACCGCATTTTGATTAACAAATTCATTGTAAGTCAAACCTGTAATAACTTGGAAGTATTCAATATCTGTTGCAAAATTATAATTTTTATTTACAACCTTTGTGGGATTACCATTTAAATTATACGTTACAGATTGAGATGCATTTGAATTTGTTGGGTTAGCATAATTCACAACAATTGTTTTACCCTCAATTGTAGTTCCTGAAATTCCTGATGTATTACCACTAGTAAATCCTGACACATTCGGGTCTTTTGATGATGTTGGTTGTTGAAATGAAATAAGTTGACCTGATTTAAAAAACTCTTGGGTTTCGGGGTCAACAATAACCGCCATAATATTGTCATAATGGAAAGTTGATGGATTGTACTTTGGCTCAATTTGTGTTTTTATTCTATTTGAACCGGGGTAAACATCACTGTCAAAATATTTTGATTTTAAATTAAATTTATTAATTACCTCCCAAGGTGGTAAATTATTAATAAAATCATAATCATTTTTATTATTTGAAGATACTGTTATTGGAACTCTCACTGAAGGACCATCATAACCAGCTCCAGCAAAAGTTGCGTTCCATTCTGGAATATCATTTGTCCACGAATCGTGTAAGAAAAAATCAGCATTTAACGATGTTGAATTTTGTGCCGATGCTTGTTGAATTAATCTAATTGTTTCATCTTCTGTTGGAATTTCTTGTGCTGAACATTCACATGGTTCACAATTGGGATATGTTAAATTTGGTAACGTTAATTTATAGAATGGGTTTGTTAAAGAATTATATATGTTTATAAAATTAAATGGTTTTGGACATTTAATTTGGTTTTTATTACTCCTAAATAAATTAATTGCTTGACACAAAATAGATAAGAATGTTAATTGAATACCATACACAAAAGCAATCAATGGTCTAATAATTTCCCAAACTATAGTTAATATATGTAATATTGGTATTAATGTTAAAAATAACGGTGTAAAAAGAGGAAAAATAAAACTCCTTAAAAATGTATATCCAAAATTTTCATCACGAATCGCATCCGTTGCCGGAAACCTATTATTTTCACTTATACACTCACTATTTGTAATATCTTTAATTCCCGTAAAACTTTTTCTATTAGCGCCTTTTCTCCATTCATCAATATGGCTTGCAACGGTATATACTTTATTATACTGATACTCATAAAAAGTATCTGTACATGCCACCGCTTCTTGTGGATTTGTATACCCACTCCAATCTAAACCAAAATAATATGAACCTAAAAAATTTTGATACCTTGTATCACCAGTGTTTACAACATATGTTGGGTCATCATCTGAAGCACTCCAACCATATTCTTTGATGTTTGGAACTAAAAAATAAGCTCTTTTAACCGTATTGTTTGAGTTTGTAGGTTGTGAATATTTAATTTTAAATCTATATTTTCCTTTTGTTGGAATACCTATTGTTGGGTCTGCACTTAAAATTTGTTCACCAAATTCATTTGTTGTTACATAATCCAAGTTCATTGGTACATCCATTACCCATGTACCATCACCATCAATCACCCTTCCACCTTGTGGTAAAGTTGCTTGTTCTAATATTGGATATCCATTGGTATCATAAAATATGGTTTGTCTAATACCTATAATCTCACCAGGCCCAGTACTTAAATTACAAAGACTACCTAATTCTCGGTTTGGTCTACAATTATCTTTTAAACTCTCTTCATCATTGTTTGTTACTAATGAACCCATGAAAATTGCCGTTGGTTCAATATTAATACCGAGCGTTTTTAAATCAAAATCATGTCTAGCAATGTTGATTTGACACACTTCAGGTTGACCCCAAAATGGTTCAACATTTACAGTTTCACTAACCGAAACTATTTGTGGTAACTCATATAAGTTTGTTGATTTTTTAAAATTCACACCATCCAATTGGTCTTCGGTAGCTCTACCCATACGAATTAAATCTTGTGGTGATAATGAATAAGGTCCCATATCAGACAAATCCAAGTCCATGAATATTGTATAGGAACCTAATGGAACTCCTAAAACCATGTAGTCTCCACTACCATTTGTTTTTACTGTGAACTTATAATACTTGTCATAAATTTCAATTAAGGCTGGATTTGTTAGAACATCATTTCGTGTTGGAAAAGTTCCTGTGGCTACGTGTCCTGGATACTGTGGCTCATAAGGTAATAGATTATATCTATAACCATCTTCATTTAAATCTTGAACACTTGTATATGGGTATAATATTTCCGTTAAGACATTGTTTTGGTCTTCAGCGGTTATTGGAATAAAGATTGAAACTTTGGCATTGGGAACTCCATAACCACCATTAGCCGTAACGCGACCAACCACAACCCCATAATCAGCACACATTCTTGTGTAAACATCTTCAGACCTTACCTTTAACGATAAAATTTCAAGTTGTTCAAAATCTTGATTTAATTGGACATTGATTTGTTTATCAACACCAACTTGTGTTCGTAGTCTAATACTTTCGGGCATTTGTTAACTTTCTTTGATAAATAGTTTATTACCTACTTTTCAAAAAATAGTCATTGATTTAATAAAATAAATCATCAGCTAAAATTAGTGGTCTGATAGTTCTTAACTCTGACAACAATATCTTTAGATGGGAATCTTACTTGGTAGATTTGGTTTGGTTGTGCAAATATTGTATTATCGGTTAATGATATTTGTTTAGTTACACTATTTGAATAAGGCATTGATGTTTCGGCTGAACTATATTGTCCACCAACTTTTCCAAATACAGAAATGTCAGTCACACTTATAACACCATTTTCCGCTTGAACAATACGATTTAATTCAGATAAAAGAATATTCTGTCCTAATCCTCTAACCGTAGAGCTAAAGAACGTTGTTGTTTTGTCAATTATGTTTGAAATAACAACTCCTTGGTTTTGACTTGAATCTAGCACCACAGATATATCCAAACCTAAATCAATTACTTCTGCACTTCCGACAGTAACATAGTCATTAATCATTCTATAATTAGAAAGGTATTCTGCAATGTTATATTTTAAAGTTTGAGAAACGTCTGAAGTTAAATGACCCGTAGAATCGTAAGATAAAATTTGGACATTTATTTTGTTGTTATTTTCTGTGATGGCAACTTTAGCCGGTGCTCCAAATTCACCAGGCATGTTTCTTATAATTGCTTCGTAATCATGGATTGTAACCGCTCTGTTTTGTGCCGCAAAGTTAAATGTTACATAATTTCTTACTTCTTCTGTTGATGGATAACCAGCACCTCCAATTGAAGCGGTTACGTTATTACAAGCCAACGAATTTATTACTTGGTTGTTAATAATATCTGATGGTCCAACAACCGCAAAATCCACAGCTCCAATTTGGTTAATAACATTAACACCCAAATTGGTTGCAATACCACCACCAATTCTATATTGAATAAATAATGTTGTATTTGCTTGAGGTGTATTACCCAATGACATTGAGTTATTTTGATATCTTTGAATCTTTAAAGGAACATCTAATGTTGTAAATTGTCTTAATTGGTCTTCAGCCGTGTTTGTTCCTCCACCAAATGTAATTTTTAAAAATCCTTCAGGTGTATATTCAGTTATGAATCTGTCTTGAGTTTCAATATATGTTCCAACTTTAATAGCTGGGTCGTCAGATGGTTTTGATGGGTCAGGAATAAACACTCTACTTTCAGCCAAAGCTGGAACTTCATACCATCTTCCATTTGGACTCAAAAATTCTTGGGCTGTAGGAACGTTTGAATATGCCGTACCTTCTCTTTGAATAATTGCTGTAACACCTAAAACATTTTTTTCAGGTAAAAAAAATTCAAAAAATGGTCTAACATCGTTTGGACTTATAACTCTTTTGAATACCTTTGTAATACCATTTACAATTGTTTCTCTTTTGGTAATTGTGTAATTTATTAAATTGTTATTTGCATCAAAATTAGGAATTTTTAATCTGTTTGGAAAACCATCTTCATTGAATGGAGATGCAAAATTAATATCATATACCGTTTCAAAAACTTGACCTGAACCGTTTACCTGAGAACCACGTCTTAATATACCCAAATATCTTTCATCTTCTTTGTCACCCAATGCTGGAACTGTGATTGAAAAATCAACCAAAGCAACAGATGGTCTTTGTCCGGGTATTTTTAATCCATATGTTCTTGCAATGTTATAAATTGAAGAACGTTGTTGAGCGTATTGTAAAACAGTTTCTTGAATACTTCTATCAATGTGATAATGTAAGTTGTCGGCAACCGCCGCGTTTAAATCCAAGAAAACCGAGAATACCGAGGCATCGTTGAAATTATCAATTAGGTCAGGATAATAAGTTTTTGTGTAGTTAATAAGCTCTTGACGGATTGCCGCAAAGTCCCTAACTGTATATGAAATTTTTTGTTGTGCCATTTATCTTAAATATTAAGTATAATAAAATCTTTTGTATTAAAAACATCATTTGAAATAGCATAATCAATTCTAACCTTGGCCGTATATTCAGAAACATTTGGGTTAGTAAGATTTAATTCGGTCACATTTCCAGCAGTTGTTGGTGTTAATGTTGACGCTTCAGATGTTGGTGCTGTAATTGTGATATTGGTTAATTGTAACTGTGGCATAAATCGTTCAACAGAATCTCTGATTTCAGCTTCAATGTTTTGAAATGTTGGTCCATCTAATGGGTCAAATACAAATTCATATAACCTTGTACCAAAATTAGGTAAGAAATATCTTGAACCTTTTCTTGTTAATAAAAGATGTATTAAATCTGTACGAATTTCTTCTGCGGCATAGTCCGTTAAATCCAAGTATTTTCCATCAAAAGAATCTACAAAGGGAAAACTAATTCCATATGTTTTACCATTAGCCATTCTCTATAAATATAGTTGTGTTTCCTTTTTTGTGAGCAGGAAAAAAAGCACAATGTCTACAACC